GGCCCTGCCTTCATGCGCGTACGACCGCAAGATCACCCGACCAGGAACTCCGTTCGACTTGCACGTTCCAAGATCGGTTGAGATACGGCTTCTCAGCCGATGGCGGGACATCAACCTGACAGGCTGGGCGACGGTGTGCCATCTCGCCGGTGATATCACCGCTGTGATCCACGCCGGGTCGAGACGGCCAGGCCATGCGTGATCGCGTGCGCGCAGCGAGCCATGTCCCGAGCACAGCCACCACTGCCCTGCCACGCCACTCGGGAAACGCCTGTTCTTGCTCGGCGACCGGTACGGCGGAGAGCGAAGAGATAGCGCCTTCCGGAACGAAGATCGACCACAGGGCCGCTCCGGGGCTTCGGGGACGACCTGGGCGCCTTCATTGAAATGCCGAATGCATGGTGACCCCACAACGGCAGGGGCACCACGCATTCGGCGCGAATCAGCGAGCCTTTGCGTACGCCTCGCGGACGGCAGCCGGGACACGGCCGCGATCGCTGACCTCGAAACCGTTGTCCTTCGCCCAAGCTCGGATTGCCGACGAGTCGTCCTTGCCGGCAGCCGATGCCTTGGACTTCCCCTTGCTCTTCGCGGCACCGCGAATCCGGCGAGCACCGTCGGCGTGGAGATAGGGGTTCAAGATCTCAAGGAGCTTCTCGTAGTTCTCATCCGTGAGGTCGATCTCTACCCCAGCTCCGTCGATGAGGATGCTGTGCGTGGCGATCTCCGACGATTCCTCGCCGGTCAAATCATCCACATATGTTGTGACTACCTTCTGGGCCATGAGGGGGATCGTAGGCCACGTTCAGGTGCATCCCGCAATCGCAAGTAGTCGGGGTCAGGTCTGCTATTTGTCGAGAGCGTCACGGAGGCGTCGGGTTCTGAGGTTTCAGTCCTTGTTGGCGTACGGAGGTTCGAGCAGCAGAGCTCGGTGGGTCTTGCGGTCCTCGACGCGCTGGATGGCTTCCCCGGTGCCGAGGACCGCGGCGACCAGGGCAAGGATCAGGCCGGTCGGCAGGTCCTGCACGTAGTAGGCGATCAGAGACAGTGCCGCGGCGGCGATTGCGTAGAGGCGGGTGCTGTGGGCGTGAATGAAGTCGATCAAGGTGATCAGTTCCCGTAGGCGAGTCGGTGCAGGAGGTCCCAGCCGCGGCGGCCGATCGAAGGATCGTTGGGGCGGCCGGAGGTGAACAGGTTGTGCTTGCGGTTGAAGCCGGCCACGGCCTTCTGGGTCTGCGGGCCGTAGTTGTCGGAGGACGGCACCGAGCGGTCGAGCCAGCCAGTGTCCTTCAGCGCCTGCTGAAGGCTCTTCGCCGAAGGTGACGTGCGGCCCGGAGCAAGACCGTTCGGAAAGGGAGGTGGCACAAAACCGCCGGCGGGTGCCTTCTTGGGGAGCGTGAGGCGCTGCCCGGGCTGGATGACGTACGGGGCCGTGATCTTGTTGGCCTGAGCGATACGCTCCCAATGGATGCCGAGCTTCTTACCGATGTTGGACAGCGTGTCGCCGTTCTTTACGACGTAGGTCGAGGCGCCGTCTTCCGAGGAACCGCCCGAGCCGCCGGTCGGCGTGGACTTCAGCCGTGCCGCTACCCGGTCGCGCAGCCACCCCATCGTGAAGCCCTTGGGGTCGACCTTCCCGGGCTGCCACTCCCGGTGACCGATGACGCTCGCAGCACTCCAGCTGTGCACCCGGCACAGTGCCGCGGCCGCGCGCTCGATCGCGTCGAGTTGGGCCTTGGGCCACGGGTCCTGACCGTCGCCGAGGTTCTCGCACTCGAAGCCGTAGAAGTGCGTGTTGCCGTCCATATCGGCTTCGTTCGCCTCCGGCAGTGCACGCTCCGCGATCACCGCCTGGAGAACATCGCCGTCGCCTCGGCCAGCATGGTTGGTGCGGCCATGCCCGATCAGATGCACGGTGCCGTCCTTGGCGATCATGCCGTGGCACAGAGGCCCCGGCAGACCCTCGTAGCCGCGCTCCACGATGCCCACGGTGTTGTTCGTCCCGGAGGTCACGGTGTGATGGATCATCACCCCGCGCACCGGACCGAACGGACCCTTGTGATTCCTGTTGTGGGTTCTCCATCCCGGCCTCTCCACCACACGCACGCCCTCGGCGCGAAGTGCGGAAACGAGACGGTCGGCACTGGTAGGTGTCGCCACTCGGCGCTCACTGTTCTCCCCGCGCCCGAGTCAAGACTCAAATCCCCTTGAAACAAGCCCCGTTACGGGACAGCGCCCCGCGACGCGAGCCAAAGCTGCAGAGCCATCAGCAGGACCGGCGAGACAAACGAGCTGAACACCAGCCGTCGCGTCGCCATAGCCTGAACCTGGTCCTCCCGGCGCTGCTGCTCGGCGCGCTCCGTCGTCTGATCGTGCTCTCCGCGCAGTCCAGCCAGCCCGGCCTCGATCTGACTGATGCGCTGATCAACAGCCCGCTGATCAGCCCGGTACACGTCCTCGGTGACCACCTGGTCCAAGCGGGCGGCGAGCTGGGCGAGATCACCGCGCAGATCCTCACGCAGCTGCGAGACGGCACGGTGCAGCTCCCACAACGTGGGCTCGGCACTCGGTGGCACGGACACCGCGATCCCTCCTGGCGGGCCCGCACCCGTCTTGATCGTACGGGGCCCAAGGAACGTCGAAGATCCAGCCAAGTCGGCACCCATCGAGGCCAGCACCTTTAACAGCCGGACGGCATGCGCGGCCGGCGGCTACCGTCCCTCTCAGCGGAAACCTAGGGTGGGTCAGTGACCTTGATTCCAGAGATGACCACATGCAGCGGATGCCGGGGTATCGCCGACGCTTGGTGGCGCCACGGTATCGCCGATGAAAAGAGCCAACTCGGGCTGCGGGAATTCGAGTTCTACGAACACATCAAGGACGAGCATCCGGCGTTCACGCTCATGAGCCTGGACGGGTGCCGCACCTGCGCGGAAGCGGTGACGATGGCACAGTTCGTGCTGCCCGGCATGGCTACGTACCGGAAGAACGGGGACTACGTGGATCCGGCCGAACTCCACTTCGTGCGGCACGCACTGGAGCAGACGGCGGAGTCGTCCGGGAAGGACATCGGATGGGTTCGCTGACCAGTGGACACGCGTTCACCGCCTACCTGTACCACCAGTCTGCTGCGGCTGGTCATGAGTGCTCGCCGGACAGAGGCCACGAATACCGCGTCACTGTGGAACTCACGACAAAGGTGACCGACGCCAGCGACGACGATGCGATGGTCCTGCGGACGGTAGTCGCCGAGCTCGAGCGTGACCTCCAGTACCGGGAACTGGGGCGGCTTGGCCATGAGGCCAGGCCGAGCGCGGACCGTTTCGTTCTGGCCCGATGGGTTCACGCCACGATCACTCAGCGGTTGGCGGACACCCCCGACGCCCACCTTCGTGTGGGCGTGGAATGCCCAGGCGAAGGCCCGCAACCCGCCACCTTCCCGACGATCTGATTCTTGGAGCACCTTGGGGTGCGTCGTCGCGCCTCTCGCTGATGATCTATCGCCCGTCGATGAGGCTCTCCGCAAGGAAGGGCGAGAACGTACCCGCGGGAACATCCGGAGCGGTACCGCACATGCCGTCGGAGTCGCCAGGAACCTTGATCCACAGCAGGTACTCGGCTCCGCCCACGCCTATGGAGGAGGGCACTCCGAGGCGACGGCCGCCGGGGTTGCAGTAGTCGACGTGCTGCCCGTTTCCGTCCATGGCACCGTTGCCGTTGCGGGAGGTGTCGATGACGAAGCGGACGCCGGGAGCACCGAGTGCTGCGAGCGACTCAGAGACTTGATGTCCGTACGTGCAGGACACGTCGGTGGAGTCATAGTTCGCCACCCCGATTGCGAAGCCCTTCGTCCGGGCTGCCCCAGCCGCTGCGAGTCGGGCGGCCATCTCGTCGGCTCGGATCCACGTGGCGTTGCCGCCATCCAGGTAGGACCGCACGAGGGGACGTGAGGCCAAGGCTTCTGCGGCGTAGGCGACCAGCTGTGTGCGTTCAGCGCGTGACGCCTCCGTGGGCAGACTGCCGATCTGGCTGAGCGAGTCGGGCTCTACGATCACGAGAGCCGGCCGTTCACCGATGCCGGCAGCGAAGGCATCCACCCATGCCCGATACTCCTCGGGGGACTTGGCGCCACCGCTGGACTGCCCACCGTTGTCGCGGTTGAACATGTTGTACGCCGTCAGGATGGGCAGCCGACCCACGGCAGCGGCGGCCGTCACGTAGGCGTCGACATCAGCGCGGACATCCTTGTTCCAGTCGCCGAACCATTTGGCTGCCGGACGTCGCACCAGGGCCTGAGCGATCTTCGCTGCCCGCGGATCGTTCCCGTTGACAGCCGCCCACCGTGCGGCATTGGAGTCCGGGTCGACGTAGAAGCCCTCGCGGGCAGTGGACGCCGTGAGCCGCACATCGTTCAGGCGCACGGTGACGGCGGTTCCCTGACCGAACTGGAAGCTCACCTGCCCGGCTGTGGTGTCGATAGTCGACGTGAAGGAGAACACGACGTGCGTGTCGACCGCGGGCAGCGTCACCGTCTTGTCCAGGACGGCGGTCCACGGGTCCGCGCCGAGCCCGACCTGCGCCCGAAGAGCGGTTCCGGACTGGCTGGCGCTCGCGGTGAAGCTCAGCGTGTACGTACAGTCGGAGCGCAGGATGACGTTGTCCTGACCGAAAGGTGCATCCCAAAGGTTGACGGCGTCCGTAGTGGCGGTGGCCTCCAGTCCGCTGCCCGGCGCGGCCAAGGTGACCATGGCCGGATTGCCGGACCACCAGCCGGTGGTGCCGTCGGCGAACGTGCCGTTGATGACGAGGTCTCCGTACAGTGCGGCCACGAGTAGCTCTTCTCCTTTGGTTACTTGATGAAGGTGACGCGCAGCCGCGGCGGATGGCCCTGGCCGATGCCGTCGAACATGCCGTACGAGGTCTTATTGGTGGTGTTCGGGTCGATCGCAATGCCCCGGAACTTCGTCGAATCGAAGATCGAGGTGATGTCCACCCAACGGCCGCTGGCCCGCGCCCACTTGGTGACGGTCTGCGAGCCGGATTGGTCCGCGGAGAACTTGCTCGGACGCGAAGCGTGGCCGTGGACCTTGAGGACAGCGGTGCCGCCGGAGGCGTAGTACCAATGGTTGGCGTACAGATACACCTCGACCTTGACGAGTTTCGCGCCAGCAAGGTCATTGGCGAGGCTCCCGCCGAATCCCACCAGCGCGGCCTGGGTCCCGTTGTTCGCCGAGAAGTAGCCGGCCACCATGCGGTTGCCGTAATACGAGTTGTATCCGGACCGGTTCGCGTAGCTCCCCGACCAGGACGCCTTGTACTCGCGCTGCACCTTCACCGGCGGGTCGGGAACGACGGCGCCGCCCGTGTTGTAGACACCGGTGTCCGGCGCTTGCTCGCCGACGTCCTCCACGCTCAGCTGCCCCAGGCGGCCTTTCGCCCCAGTCAATGTGACCTGCTGGCCCGAGGGGGCGCCGCTGTCGCTGGTGAACGTCAGCAGCAGCCGGTTACGTCCGGGCCGGATCAGGTCGTTCGGCGCGCACGGGCTGATCAACTCCAGTCGAGCCTCGCGCCGGGTCGCCGTCAGCGGATGCCGTGCTTCCTGCAGCTGGGGGGAACTGATCAAAGGAGCGGAGGCATAGCCGCTGCGCAGCCGCAGCACAAGGGAACCTCCGGTCTGGGAGCATTCCGCGGTGCCGCTGTAGACCACGCGGTACATGCGGCCTTCCTCGGCGTCGAAGGCCAACTCGACGTAACCCATCTCGGTTCCGGTGGTGGTCTTCACACCGGCGGCCATCCAGTCCATCGCAACGATGCCGCGCGGCCCGTCATACAGGTCAGTCAGATCGTCGCCTCCGATGGTGACCTTCCCTGCGACGTTCAGGTCCTGGAACGAGGCATCACCCGTCGAGCCGATCGCGGCGACCCTGGTCGTCCCGTCCCGCAGAGTCAGATAGTTGGCCTGCCCGGAGACGAGCGAGACGACTTCCTCTCCGTCTTCGTCGTACAACCGCAGCCCCTGGGGGCCGAGTTCAGCCCGGGCCCCGCCGGTGGCGTCGCCGAAGATCGTGTGCGCCTGCGCGTTGTCGAACACCACCCAGCCCGCCGTGGCAGCGGATGCTTCGAGGCACAGCACCGCCCGCGTCGTGCCCTGCGGGGCGGCCACCTGACCGGTGATGCGCTGCCACACCCCCGGCACATAGCTGGTGGTCTCCGCGACGCCGTAGCCGAGGACCTCGCCCGTGCTGTTCTCCCAGCGCGCGAGGATCTTCACCGCTTTGGCGGCGAGGTCTTCCGAGGCCAGCACATCGACACCGAGGAACAGCTGAGACGCGGCGAGGACAGGCACCGTCGCCAGCGGCAGCGTCCAGTACGTTTCCGCTGCAGCGGTGCAGTCGAGACGGATCCCGACACCCGTCCGGTTACCGAGAGCGAACGACCACGCCGTGCCGCCCGCCGCCACCGTGTTCGCCGTGGACGCGCCCTCGAACCCGGGATCCGGCACCAGGTTCGTGCCCTGACCGACCGCGATGTGGTCGGGGGTGACGGAGCCGACTGCCAGATGCGGGGTGGCGATGGCACCGACGGCGATGTGCCCCTGCTGAATGACCTGCTGCCCCAGGTCACCCGAGACCGCGCGCCGCGCCGACGCTCGGACAGCATCCGAGGGGGCACTGGGGATGCCGGAGGTGTTCACGGCGATCAGCCGCACCCACAGCGGCCCGTAGTGGTTCACCGAGATGGTGACCGAGGCACCGGAGGCAGCCTCGATCGTCGCGGTCGGCCACCGAGGGTCCGCCTGCATGCTCGCCGACGTCAGCACATGGACCTGCACGCGGGACAGATCCAAGGGCGCGGCATCCACGTCCGCGAAAGCTCCGTCCCAGGTGACCCGTAGCCCTCCAAGGGCCGGCTCCACTTCGGGCATGGACGGGACGGGAGGGCGGGGCCCGTTCACGGCGATGACGCCGCTGGTGCCGTCGGGCTGTTGGCCGATGACCGCGCGCAGGGAACCGTTCTCGTCGTACACGTCGACGGAGCCGTTCTCGAGGCTCGCGTTCGCGAGTTTCGGCGCCCGGATGGCTGTGCGCAGCAGCTTCTCCAGGCGGGCAAGCCGGGTACCTATGTCAGTGGGCAAGAAGGTGTTCCTTGTTCAGACGGCGGTGGCGTACTGGTGGGCGCCGGACGGTTCGAGGCGGAGGGTGGCGGTCTCCCCGGCATCGGTGTCGGGGCGGATCGTGTAGCCGGTGATGCGGCACCAGCCGGACCACGAGCCCCACTCATCGCGGACCGTGACCTGGACGTCGTCGCCGATCTGCCACGACCCGATCCGTGCGGCAGGATGGTCGCGGACCGTGATCTCCTCGACGTGCCCGAGGTTCTGCCGCCACGCTCGCTCGGCCCGCGCCCGCTGAGCGAGCACGTCTTTGCCGCGCACCTCGGGTAGTTCGAGGACATGCTCCAGTCGCAGCCGCTTGTTGCGGACGGCGTCGATGGCGCGCTGCTGAGCTCGGCCCTCGCCGGCGCCGGTGGCGATGACGACCTGCGCGTACTCGTCGGCGCTGTACGTGACCGGAGTGGAGGTGGTGATGTTGGTGTCCGTGGAGAACGCGATGTCCGTACGGCGCGCCCCAAGGCGGGGATAGCCGATCTGGATACGGCGCACCGGCCGCCGATTCGCGTCCCACCAGGTGGTGCAGGTGTAGTCCGGTGAGTCCGGTGCCTTCACCAGATCGTCGAAGAGGTCACCGAGGACCGGGGTTTCCCACCAGTTCGAGTGCCACGGCTCTGCCGGTGTGCCCACCGTCGCCTTCGACGTCGTGCCGTCCACAGTGATGTTCAGACTGCCGTCGGGGATCGACTGCGCGTACGACACGATGTCCCGCATCACCCTGCACGCGTCGGTGTTCACGTACGGGCCGCGGCCGCCGAGCTCACCGTCCAGGTCATGACGCTTGTGCAGATAGGAAGACCAGCCCGCGGCCTCGATCCGCATCGTGCTGCCTTCGGGCTCGGCCTGCCAGATGAGGCCTCCCCACCGCAGCAGCCCGTTCCGCTCTGCATACAGCAGGGTGTTGCCTCGGTTCTTGGTGAGCTCGGGATGCGACGACGCCAGCCGGGGTGACAGGGAGCCGATCAGCTCTCCGGGCCCGTTCAGTTCGGGCCCGAACTCCACTCCCTTCAACGGGAGGTCGTGGGACAGCCACTGGCCCGTGAGGGCGTCCTGGGTCAGGTACCGGTAGGCCACAGCAGGTCACACCGGGCCTTCGGTGAACTCGATGTCCGCGATGATCGACGTACCGCCGTCGACGCCGAGGTCGCCCTTCCAGTCCTTCGCCATCCGCGCCTGCATGTACAGCGTCTGCGTCGTGCCCCGGTACGAGGCGGGCAGGGTGATGGTGTCGGCGACCACAGCGGTGGACCGGCGAACGACCTTGCCTTGGTTGTCGTCGACGACGGTGTCCTGGCCTTCGATGGTGCCGAAAACCGGCTGCAGCTTGCCGTACAGCGAGTCGTAGTCCATCCGCAGCCCGGCAAGGGTGATCGTGAGGATGAGCTTGGTCGCCCAGTCCGGCACGGGTATCTGCCAGCGCGCCTCGGGCGGCCAGTTGTACCACTTGTCGTCGTCCTTCCAGGCTTTCGTCAGCTTGGTCGGATAGGCGGTGTAGAGGGTGCGCTCACGGCGCGGGTTCGCGACCCTGCGCAGGTCGCGGATCATCCCGGCCGTCACCGTGCCGGTATTCGCCGGCAGGTCAATGCGGGCCAGCGCCACCCCCGTCACCCCCTTCGGCGGCGACGACGTCGTGGAGGACACGTTGGGAATGACGTCGAAGAAGTTGATCGCGTCCTTGGCCGGGTCCAACCCGCCCTCGAACTCCGGGTCTTGTACGCGCAGCACGATCAAGTCCGAGCGCGGCGCCGCACCAGCGGGCGCAATGTCCACAGTGGCGGTGCCGATGTTGTACGCCGTGTACGACCCCTGCCACGTCGACGCCTTCCCCCGCACCACCGCAGAGCCATCGCTGACCTGCACACCACCCCCCGGCACGGGCAGCGGCATCACCTTCAAGTCCGCGGCCTCCGTCACACCCTCCGAGCCGCGGGACAGATCCTTGATCATCTGCCGGAACGTTTGAGCACTATGGGTGGCGCCGTTCACGAGCAGCGGGGCCTGGGCGAGCGTCATCGGACGGGGGTCTCCTTCGGATTCACAAGGGTCTTGAAGGCGTCGCGCCATGCCACGGTCAGGCGTGCGGACGCGGTCGGGTCGGATGCGATCCAGCGGATCTCTGACCTTCCAGGGGGCAGCTTGAAGTCGCCCAACGGTGAGGTCGTCGCTACGGTGCCGCCGCCTTGCCGGGTGACGGTGCGCTGACCTGGGCGGGTGTCGATCGTGACGTGCTCACCCGCGGGCACCGTGATCCCCAGGGCGATCTGCCGGCCGCTCTCCACATGCGTGATCACCGGGTTCGTGCACGGCCCGTACACCGTGAGCACAGGGAAGGCGTCGATCGTGCCGTTGTTGGTGACCCAGCCGGGCCGGTTCTGCCCCGACAAGTCACCGTCACTCACACGGATCGGGGCCTGCACGGGCGCGGTGAACCCGCCGCCGGACAGCCAGCCGAGCTTGAGCTCCACGGACTGCTGGGTGTCCGCGTAGAAGCGGGTGTCCGGGGCGGTGAACTCGATATCGAGTGGCACCCATCCGAAGGCCGCGTTCTCCCACGACGCCTCGGCCTTTCGGAGCCGCCCGTACAAGACGCGCACCGGTGCGCCAGGCCACTTGATCCGCAGCGACGTCACTGCCCCGCCGACCGTGCGCACCCGAGGGTCGTCAGCGGCCTCCTCGATCTGGGCCACGATGCGGGCAGCTGCAGCCGGATCGCCCGGTGTCTTTACGCCGCAGTCGATGCGCAGGGTCCGGGCCTCGTACCAGTCAGGGGCCAGCCATACGCCATCAGCGTTGGGCCGCTCCACGGCCTCCCCGCGCACGCCAGGCCGGGCCAGTCCTTCGATCTCAGAGATTGGAATGCTGGTGCCGTGCCCGATCCGGATTCCGGCGAACTCCAGTTGAAAGTCCTTGAGTTCCTGGCTCACCGCAGGACACCTCCGCGGCGGGCCCGGCGCATCTGGTATGACACAGCCGATGCGATGTCGTTGGCGGTTGCTCCGGCGCGGGTGACTTGGATCGTCTGCTGGCCGATCGCCGGCGCCTGGTGCACCACCACGACCTGCGACCGTCCTGCCCCGGCGTCAACCAGGCGCTTGGGCGTGAGCCCGTATCCGAAGCGGTCCGCGGTCTCGGACAGCACAGCGGTCGCCCGGCCGCGTTTCGTGACCGCGTGCGGGATGTACGACTCGGCGCGAGTCTCCGGTTCGGCGAACTTGATCAGCCCGTTCCTTGAGGAGTACACGCCCGGCTCCCAGATACCGCCGTTCGCATACGCCTTCCCGGCGTTCGCCTTCACCAGGTCGGCGAGGAACCGGTCCGCCTTGCTGCCTGTGGCCTTGATCTGGGCCTTGCCCCGGTTGGCGATCTCGATGAGCCGGTCCTCGTCGAGCCCTGCCTTCTCGGCCACTGCGTGAATACCGCGGCCCTTGGCCAGAGCACCGATGAGTTTCACGAAATCGCTGAGCTGGTCCGCGTCGAGCGTCTTGCCCGCCGACTGGGCCGCGCTGTTGGCCTGCTTCGCCTTCTTCTTGTCTCGCACAGCCTGGGCGGCGAGCGCCTCAGCGTTCTCGTCGCCCTGCTCCGCCAGCCGTGCAGCAAGCGCCCCGTACCCGCTGGACGCCAGCTTGGCGAGATTGTTCTGGAACGTCGTGGAGTCCTTGACCGCGTTCTGCAGCTGGCCCGTGTAGTCGCCCAGCGTGGCCTTCGCGGTGCCGGAGAGCTTGGTGAGCTGCGCGGCCATCGACTTGACGTACTTGTTGGAGCCGCGGGCCATCTTGCGGGTGAGAGCGACACCGTCCTCACCCATCTCCTCCAATGCCTTCGCGACATCCGTGCCGGCCAGCCGTGACACGGTCGCCAGGTCGTTGCGCCACGCTGAGGCGGTGCGGACGGACTTGCGCAGGTTCCGCTCGAACATGCCGAGGTCGAAGTGCTCCTTGCCGCCCTTGCCCTTGCGCTGCGACTTGGAGACGACGTCGGACACCGAGAACCCGGAGCCGCCGAGCGGCTGGTACGACCAGTTCGACACGCCGCCGTCCGCGTACCACTCGATGCCGGACGGGTCACCGCCGAGGCGCCGCACGATCTCCTCGGTGATCGCCCGTGACCGAGGCCGCTTCGACCGGCGAAAAGGCACATAGCCCTCCCCGTGCGTCTCGGGCTCACCCCAAACACGCCACGATCCGGCCGGTGCGATCTGCGCGATGTGGTTCTCGCGGACACCACCGTTGGCGTAGTAGTCGATCACCGACCCGCGCGCCTGAGGGGCCTGGATGGCGTCCGGGACACCGTTGGCATCCCGGTCCCAACTGGTGGCCTTCATGAAGACGCCGATGCCGATCGACCGGCCGCTGATGCCGTTGATCGCGCCCTGGATCCGGGTGGCCGCGTCCGTCGCCCCGCTCGTGGGCACGGTGACGGTGACGTTCTTACTGCCCGGCACCTCAGCGATCTTGAAACCGAGATCCTCCAGCTGCTTCCGGGCCTCGCCGGTGGGTGCGCTGACGGAGACCGACTTGCCGCCGGGCACACCGGCGATCTTCTGCTTGACCGCCTCCAAGCTGTCGATCGTCGCCTGCGTCGAGGCGGAGACATTGACGTGCTTGCCACCCGGGGTCGATGCGATCTTCGAGATCAGTGCGTCCAGATCCGTGCGCGCCAGATCCGTGGGGGCGGTGACCTCCACACGGCGGTCCTTCAAGTCCTTGATCTTGAAGCCGAGCTTCTCCAGATCCTCACGAGCATCGTTCGACAGAGTGGAGATCGTGATGGTCTTCTTGTCCGGCTGAGCCTTCAACGCCTGCTGCACGGCGATGAGTTCAGCCATCGCTTCGTCCATACCGGCCGTCTGCAGCAGGATCGACACCTGCGAGGGGACCAGACCGGCGTTGTCGGCGAGCTTCGCCGCCTGCTCGGCGGACAGACCGAAGCCCTCGGCTGTGGAGATCGCCGAATCCCGGGCGGTCTCCATCTGCTTCTGCGCGGCCTGCAGCGCCTCCGGAACGGACTTCCCGCTCGCCTCGGCGTACTGGTAGGCCGCGAGCGCGGCGTCGGCGGAGTTCGTCGACAGGCCCTGCAGCAGGTCGTACAGCTTCTGCCCGTTGCGGGTAACCGTGGACAGCGAGCCATCCATGTTCAGCAGGGACTTTCCGTACCCCTGGGCGTTATCGACGCCGCCCTTCAACGCCTCGGCCGCATCTGACACGGACCGGTTCAGCCGTGCTTCGGCGGCGGACAGGTTCACCGAGCCGCCTGCCAGGATGTTCAGCGCGTCATGCAGGGCGCGGGCACGGGAGTCGGCGTCCGCAGTCGTGTCCGACAGGCGGCGCATCGCGTCGGAGAACTTGCCGAACGGCCCCACCGCATCGGCTGCGGACCGGCCCGCGGCACCGTTCACGTCGGCGAGATCGCGGGCGTCTTTCACCGCCTGCGACATCTCGCCCTTGACGGAGCTGAGGGCCTCCGCGGCGTCGTGAGCCTTCTGGCCCACGTCGTTGTACATGACGCCGCCGCCGCGTACCGGCTCCAAGTTGATCGCGGCGACGTCCTCCATGCGCTTCTGGAGCTGTGCCAGGCCGTCATCCTGGCTGAGGTAGGCATCGGTGAGCTGCCTGATGGGGACCCCGGCCTTCGACATGACGTCGACCAGGCGCTCCTTGCCGTCGAGGACCTTGGTGTCCATCAACTGCTGGGCGGCTGCGGTACGGACGCTCTCCGTCACGGCACCGTTCGACTCGCGCAACGCCTGGGTGAGGCTGCTGATCCGCGACTGGTGCTCGGCCGCCGCCTGGGCGGCCTTCTGCTGGTGGGAGGCGAGCATCGACAGCCCGACCCCCGCGGCGGCAAGCGCCACACCCCACGGCCCGCCGAGTGCACCCATCAGCCCGCGGGCCGCGCCACCGACTCCCGTACCGATCGCACGCGCTACTCCGGTGATCGGCCCGTTCGCGTTGCGGAACGCGGACGCCATCTGCCCCACCACCGGAATGCGGGTCTGCACCACCGCCAGGGCCTGACCGATCCGGCCAATCGACTGCCCTTGCGCAGCCGCAAGGTGCTGCTGGAGACGCATCTGGTCACCGAGAGACCGGTACGCGCCCACGACCGGCCCGGACACCGTCTGGCCGAGCCGCGACATCATGGGAGCGACCCGACGGGCCATGAGCATCGCGATGATCGCCGTCTGTACCGGCCCCGGCAGAGCCCCGAACCCGCGCACCAGGCCGGCCACAACATGCCCGATCGGGACCAACGCGCCCGACACGGTGCCCGCGGCGCCGGAGACCAGGTTCAGTGCGGTGACGATGATGTCGAGTGCGGTGCCGCCCGCATCAGCCTCTTCCGCGACGTCGCTGATGGCGTCAGCGACGGGAGAGACGGCGGAGCCGACGTTGCGCAGGATGTCGATGACGGCACGGCCGCCGTTGATGAGGACGTTGAACCCCGCGGCCGCGGTGTCGAAGGCAAGGTCCTTCAGCGGCCCGCCCAAACCTCCGAGCGATCCAGCGACCTCGTCAAAACCCGCTGAGACGGCCTTGGACACGGACGGGCGGGCCAGCGTGTACAGGTCGTGCACGTAGTCGATGGCGGCCGCCATGCCGGGCGTGGCCGCGGCCATCCCGGAGGTCAGCAGCCGCGTGACCTTCTCCAGCCCGGGTGCGGCCGCCGTGTACAAGACCTGCCCGGTGTTCGAGGCTTGGGTCTTGAGCTGGCTGACCGCACCAGCCAGGCCCTCGGTCTGCGAGGCGGCGATCTCCCCGGCCGCGCCGGTACGGGCGATCGCCGTGTGCATCTGGTCGAAGGACTCGACGCCCTGATGCGCCAGAGCCGACGCACCTGCGAGCGCGGGCTTGCCGACCACGTCGGCGAGGGAACCCAGAAAGTCCTTCTGGGACATGCGGTGTTGGGCCTGCTCGAAGCCCTCGATGACCGTGCGCAGGCCCTTGAAGTTGCCCTGCGTGTCCCATGCCTCGATGCCCAGCTCCGCCAGGCCCCGCTTCATCCGTGCGGTCGGGCGGGACAGGTTGGTGAGCATCCCGCGCAGGGACGTTCCTGCTTTGGAGCCGAGGATGCCGGAGCGGGCCAGCATCGCCACCGCAGCCGACGTGTCCTCGATCGAGATGCCCAACTGGGCGGCGACCGGGCCCGTGTAGGACATCGCGTAGTAGATGTCCTGCAGCCCGCCCGAGGCGGCGTTCGCCGACGCCGCGAGCACGTCGGCGGCACGACCGGCGTTGTTCGAGCTGAGCCCGAACTGGTCCATGACGTCGCCCAGATACCGGGCGGCGTCCGCGGCCGAGAGGTTGTCGGCCGCGGCGAGCTGCATCGCAGCCCGCGCGTTCGCGATGGACGACGTACTGGTCTGGCCGGCCTTGGCCAGCTCCAGCATCGAGTCCGCGGCCTTCGCCGCAGACGTGCCGGGGATCTTGAGGTCGGCGCCGAGCTCGCGGGCCTTCGCCGCGGCCTGCACCATCTCCAAGCCGGACGCATTGGTGACCGCGCCCCACTTGTTGATGGCCCGCTGGTACTCGTTGCCTTCCTTCGCGATCTCCGCGAGACCGGCGACGATGCCGCCGCCGACCAGAAGGCCGCGCAGGTGGTGCGCTTCTTGCCGGGCGCCGAGCAGCCCATGGCGGAGCTGCCGCATCGACGCGTGCCCGTCCGCGCCGACACGGCGCAGCCCAGCACGGGCACGATCGGAGTCACGGGTCAGCGCGCGCAGACCGGTCGACGACCCTCGGGCGCCAGCCCCGATCTGAGTGAGCTGCCGGTTGAGGGTGGCGGTGTCGCGGCCCAGGCCGCGCATGGCGCGGGAGGCCTGCCGGATCTCCGACAGCAGACGGGAGAAGTCCGCTCGCGCCTGAACGCTGAGCGTGTACGACGACACCTGCCGGTGCCCCTACCTCCCCGCGCCCCTTCCTCCTAGCCCCCACCCTCAACCACCCGCTACGGCACGTCGCGGGGCACCAGCCCGATCCGCACCCCGTACCCGTCGGGGCCGTCCGGGACCTGGTCCTGCTCGTGCGCGATCAGCTCACAGCCGGTACAGCGCACGCTCGTCGTGACGTACGCGAACCGGTCACCACCCAGCTCCTCGTCCCACTCAGCAGGCCGGGTTCCACACTGATCGCACACCGTCCGCTGATACGCCACGAACGCCAACGCCTTCGCCCGGTCCAGTTCGGTCCAGCGGCCATCACCCGCACCAAGGAACTGCGAATGCGGAATGCCCCAGCGGTCACACAGCTCAAGTTCAGTACGGAGCTGTACGTCCGTGATCAGCCTTTTCCCAGCTCCACGGTGCTGGTGCGCACGATCTGCTGGGCCTGCCACGCCGCCGCGAACAGTGCGTTCGACTCGGCAACCGGCCACGAGTCGAGGAGATCCTGCGCATCCTCCTCGCTCATGCCCTCCACGACGTTGTAATCGTCGTCCCGCTCAATGTGCGCGGCGGCGATCAGAGCCGCGGGGAACGTCTCCGGATTCCACGCGTCCCCGTCCTCAGCCTGCGCCTCGGTCGGAGGGAACCTCTTGATCAGCCCGTCCAAGATCGGACGCGGCAGCGCCCTGAACGTCAACTCCACCGCGACGCAGTCGAACATCTCCTGCGCGGTCTCGACCTCAGCCTCGGCCTTCGCCGTCGCATCGCTGTACTCGCGACCGTTTTCTGCATCCGCCATGCGGCAACGGGCGAGATCCCGCAGCGTCTCGTCCAGGTGCCGCTTGGCGTCCTGGTCGTCACAGATCACCAGCGTGTACTCGGGCAGCTGCCGGGCGCGAAGCCGGGCCAGCTTGGCCGCCCAGTGCGCGTCACGGGCAACAGCCTTGGCCGGCGGGGCAGGTGCCGTCTTGGTCTCCGTGGCCACCGGCATCACTTCTCGATCTTCGGCGCCGTGGCGGCCGGGACAGCGGCGTCCTGGGTCGGCTTCTCCGTGATCGAGAAGTTCACCGTGAACTTGGCGGCCTCGTTGTCCGTCGAGTAGTTCGGCGACCGTGATCCGATACGGACCGGGAAGACGTCCATCGAGCGGGAGCCGGCGACGTCGCCCTTGCGGAGGAAGACGACCCAGCCGGTGTCGTCCTTCTTCAGGAGCTGCTCGATCTCGTCGGACACCTTGTCCTCGTAGAAGCCGAGGGAGGAGTCGTCGGCCTGATCGGTGCCGGGGATCTTCGACTCGAACGTCGAGCCGAGGTCGGGGGTTTCGATGGCCTGGTTCGACAGAGTCCAGCCATCGATCGCCGCGATCGCATCGGTCAGGTCGGTGCCGGCCGTGAGTTCGGCGCGGGTGGGGACGTGTCCAGTGTCGGCGACGGTCTTGAGCCACAGGACGCGGGTCACTCCGCGCCGGGAGAACTTCTTTACCTGCAAGGTCTGCTGTCCGATTCCGGGACGGCAGCCACACATCCGAGAGGCCCCGTCCCTCGACGACTGTCGGGGAACCGGCCCACACCACGGGGTGGTTGGGCGTCCGCGCGGGGCCTCCGCGGTGAGGGTGCGAGCGCGCTCAGACGAGAACGGTTGAGCGGTGCACGTAGATCACCCTACTGTCGTCGGCTGCAGATCTGCTGATCCCCTCGAAGGCGCTGCAGCCCGCCACCTTGATCCCTACGATGCCGAAGGACACGGCGGAGGGGGCACACGAAATGGCGCGCGACGAAGAGCAAGCGGTAGACCAGGCCGAGCCCGCAGAGGAACTTGCCGAGGCTGACTCGAGTTACGACGACTTCCTCGTCGAAGCCAAAAAGCGGGCAAGTAGCCCAAACCCTCTTGAAATACCTATCTCCGACCTGCTCGCGTTCTGGAACGCTAAGCGACGTCGGCACCGCATCGTCGCGAGGATCGTGGCTGATCTCGCAGCGGAAGGGCTGCAAACCACACCGGATCTTGATGCCCAAAACTCCTGGGAATCAGTGCAGATCACGCGACTCCCACAGGCAGATGCGCCGCCCGGTGAACCGGTCGGCATCAAGATCGGAAGCCTCGAAGCCGCGAAAATCTGGGCAGCAGGCGCAGACCCGGACAACACCTCCGGGACACCGAAAATCCCCAGCCTGAGCCGGGACGCATCCTTGGCCACCGCCGGCTCCATGATGCTGGCATCCCACCTCGACCAGCGTCCCGTCACAGCCGGGAGAGCCCTCGAAGGAGCGGTCAGCTGGCGATCCATTGCCCGCGCTCAGTTCGCGAACCCGCACGCCACGCTCCGGGACGCCATCGTGCCCGCGAAAGAAGTCCAAGCAGAGGATGACCTGCTCAGCGTCATCCCGCAGATCGTCGAGTCAGGGTTCGTATTCGTCCGCGACCGCAAGAACATGCTCACCGGAGTCGTCACGACGGCCGACCTGAGCCGAACATTCGACACACTGACACGCCCGTTCCTGCTGATCGCAGAGATCGAGCGACGCTTGCGGAAGATCATCGACAGAAAGATCGCCGACGGATCCTTCACCCAAGAGGAACTGCGCGCCGCTGTTCAAGGCGAGGGACGCGATCCCGCCGAGAACGCCGCAGACCTGACGATCAGCGAGTACCAGACGCTCCTGGGCTCCACGGAGATGTGGGAGCGGCTCGGCTGGCAAGCCGACCGCAAGATCTTCGTGAAGGCCCTCGACGAAGTACGGCAGATCCGAAACGACATCATGCACTTCGACCCCGACCCCCTGGACACGTCGCCCCTGGTCGGATTCCTCGACTGGCTTCGGCTGCAACACCCCAACGACTAGCACCCGATCACCGCTCAGACACCGACATCGCGTGCGCCCGCCGGGAAGTCGTACACCGTGAAGTCGATGACCGGGCGATACCCGATCCGCTGGTACAAGGAGTTGCTGGTGGGATTCGCCAAGTCCGCGAACAGCAGCACCTCCGCCGCGCCCGCCGCCAGCGCCGCCCGGCTCACTTCAACCGTCGCGGCACCCCCATAACCGCGGCCCCGCAGATGGGCCGGGGTGTAAACGGGAGCCACCCGGATCTGTCCTGCGACCAACGGCGTCGCGCCGGCCATGGAGACGGGGGTGCCGTCCGGGGTCTCCCAGAACGTGACACGTCCATCGGCGATACGAGTGTCAGCCCAGGCGCGAGCGTCTGAAGGGGCAGTTCCTCCGATGGCAGCGACGAACTCGCGGTACCACAGCATGAGTTGAGCGCGGTCCTGCTCTTCCACGACTCGGCCTCGGCCTTCGGGAGCCGGATCCGGCGGGGTGAGTGCGCCGAGGCGGTACAGGCGCTCCCGCTCGTGAAGGGTCGGCGTCAGGCCCGTGTGCCGCGCCCACGCCTCGGCGAACGCGTCGGAAGTGTCGTCATCCGCATTGACGCCAGGAAGGACATGGCCGAGGCCGGCGAGGCGAGCGGCGAGGGCGTCAGCCTCGGCGGGAGTCAGAGGGGTGATGCTCAAGCGGCGGGGTGGGGTGCGGAAGAAGGCCGCACGCACCTCGCCTGCCCGCGCCAGCCAGCCAAGCAGGGGGGCTTCCGTGCCGTACGCGCTTGCTCCGCGGGTACGCAGAGCCTCGGTCACGGTGAGGGGGACGGTGTGTAATGCGGGACGTGAGCGCAGGAAGTCTCCCGCTCGAGCGAGAAACGCCTCGACGTCTTCGGTGAGATGCCAGTCGTCCGGGTTCATGCCCCATGATCCCGCGCGCTGCCAGCGTTCGCCTGCGAATTTCCCCGGCACAGACGGCAGGCGTATGTCCGAAAGACCGGAATCAGGATCGGGGCTTGAGGAACATCGGTGTCAGATCGCGCTTCTGTACGCTCCGTGACGATCTACCTCAGCGGCTGGCTAGGATCACAGTTCACACAGGCTCCTGGGGAGGGACAACGCGATGGAACTGGTACCCGGCGAGTACGTGTTCACCTGCTACGAATGCGACGGCGACGGGTCTGTGCAAGTCATTCGGGGCACTGACGACGATGAACCCGAGCTCGTCTGGGACAAGTGCGACGAGTGCCGCGGCGAAGGAACCGTCAGCTACGACGAGGAGGAGGCGGCAGAAGCCATCGAGGTTGGCCGCACGCCGCTGCGCACGCCTTCCGCTACGTAACGCCTGGTGCACATGTAGCAGCGCGGCGAGCTGGCTGACCGTTTACCGCAGATATGGCGCCCCTGATGCGATAGGAGGGCCGGGCATGTTGACCATCCAGCAGACTGGCGTCCATGGACTGGCTCTCACCCGTTTCGGGACTCGTCGGCGCCCTGGTCGGTGCGGCGGCCTCATACTTCGGCACACACAAGGCACAGGCCAAGGCGATGGAGGACGCCAAGCAGGCCCGCCTGGAGGCCAAGCAGGACGCCGCCGTGGCCGCGCTCGCCGACACGTTCGGTCAGCTCCAGCGACACGTACGAGACGTTCCCCAGGCCCGAGAACGCGGCTTGGACCGCGAGCAGTTGGAACAACTCGCAGCCATCCGGCAGGCATGGGACCAGGAGCTGGAGGACATCATCGGTCCGGCGCGCATCGCCGTTGAGGCAATCCGCAACGAGAAGCTGCGCGCCCTGCTTCACGAGGCCATGGAGTTGATGGACTCGTGGCAGTCCGGGCTTGAGTACGCCTACCATGGGCGGTCTCGGTCCTGGGTGCTGAGCGGCGTGATCAGCCACGCCGTGGCCTGCGTCGGCGCGTGGCAGCGGGAGGAGCGACTACCGGAACCGAGCCTCGCTTTCAAGGAGGCCCGGTCCTCCTTGGAGCTGAAGCGCGAGGAGTGGCAGCACGCCGACGAGGCCGAAGAGGAGTATCGCCGGGAGCAGCGCGCCCAGCGTGAGGTAGCGCGGGCTGAGCCGCCGTCAACCACCCCGGACCCCTAAGCCTTGATCGGGATCCCGGCGACCCGACCCCAGACCAGCAGCAAGCGATTGGCGGCAGGTCCTGCGTTCCCGTTCGGCCACCCGAAATGGGCGTAGAGACGGCTCAGCATCCCAACCACAGCTATGGGTACTCCAGCAAGGTTCTGGGCCGTCTGCTGCGGTGTGGCTTCGATCGTCCCGAAGGCGTCGCCGTGTGTGTGGTCGAGGAGTGCGCCGCGATGGGTGAAGAACTGCATTATGCCGTGCTCCCGGCCGTGGCCGACGGCGCTCATCGTCTGATACGAGAAGGCGCCTAGGCCGTTTCCCTGACCGACGAGAGCTTCAACCAGATCAGTTGCACCTACCGGCTTTGTGGCCTCGGGCCCGGCGATGAAGGGGGCACGCTTGTTGTCCTTGAGGTTCCGCGGGGTCAGGCCGTGACGGCGGGCAGAGTCGACGACGCTCTTGATCTGGGAATCGAGGTGGTCGATGGCTTCCTGAGCCTCGGCGGAGCTCTCTCCGCGCACTATTTCGACAAGGCGCTTCCTTTCCCACAGAGCCACCAGGCGGTCGCTCTGTTGGCGCCGGATGCGTTCGAGAGGCGATACTCCGGGTTCAAGCAGGTGGTAGCACCGGGCGGCGATTTCGATCGTGCTGCGCGCCACCGATGAGGGACCGTAGACGGAGACAGGGCTCTGTGTGCGCAGCAGGATGGCCAGGCCCGCTAGATGATCCATGGCCAGGTTGGCTAGGTGCGCTCCCGTGATGTTGGCGTTGCGCGATGGTTTTGCGGCCCAATCGTCGGTGTACGGCTCGCTTGCTACCTCCAAGGCTGCGGGGGAGCCGGGGAGGAAGCCGTGGTGGGTAGCGAAGTCGTGCGCGAACGGCTCGTGCACCGCGAGAAGGGCGGTGGCCAAGTCGCCCCATGGATCGGAAGACATGACGGCAAGGTACGCGGACCTGGTAGCCCGAACGTACCGATTTAGCGGGCCCTGCTTCACGCCGTCGAAGCTGATCAACGGTAGCCGCCGACGACCCCGGCAACGTCCCGGCTGCCGCCGGAGGGGTCCACGGCGACCCATCTGCCGCATCGCGCCGACCTACGGCTGCCGCATGATCCGACGCCGATGTTCCTCAAGCCCCGGATCCCCCTCGGTAGCGGTAACGCCCCCGCAGTCCGTAGCCGAGAGCTCGTACCGCTGCACCGCCGTCACGACACCATCGTCTGCACCGGCAGGATCCACGCCGTCATCGACGAGCAGCTCCCGCGCCCACACATCCACACCGGCAGCCGCAATCGGATGTACCCACGCGCCTTGCGCCGTACGGCCGAGCAGCGCCCGCCGGACCCGATCCGCGAGCCACTCAGCCTGATCGGTGCGCGCGGCCACGACGGTCACCTGATAGACGAGACCTGCATCCTCCGCCCTGTCCGAGAGCGGCGCTCCGCCGACCGTGCCGCCCTGCGGGTACAGAACCGTGTACGGCAACGGTGCCGGACGCCCGTCGAGGAGCGGTAGGCGGCCACGACCGCACGGCCTGCCAGTAGCTGCGGCCAGCATCCCTTGCAGAGCTTCCGTCACACGGCCGCGCTCGATCACAGGTCACCTCCGGCGAAGTACGCGGCCGCGGGCCCCTCAACGCTGAGCACCCTGTACCGGCACAGACCGAGTGCGTCCCACTCCATCACGCCAGGCGTGGTCAAGATCGATAGGCTCCGCTCGCCGTCTTCGTCGAGGACCTCGGCGACCACGACCGCGCGGGCGAGTAGTCCCCGCTCGTGGTCTGCGAGCACGCCCGCAAGAGCGTCCTCGAGACCGTTGGCCATATCGCTCACAGCGTCCTCGACACCGCACCGCGCAACTCCCGGACAAGGAGCGGGCCGAAGGCGTTGACGGCCGGCCCCAGGTGGGGGAACGGCGGCGTGCTGTAGTGCCGGCCGAGGCTGTCGACGCCGACGAACCCGAACTCCAGCCGCCTGCCCTGCGGTGCATTGGTCCCGACTTCGGCGACGATCACGGGCCCGGCCCGATGCACGTCGGACTGCCACGACGCTCGGTACTTGCCTGTGATCACCCGTGGGCCGGGGCGCCCGGACGCATTGCGCTGCACCTGCACCACCAGCGTCTTCGCCCCGTGCCGCATCGCGACCTCTGCCGCGGACACCGCTTCCTTGCCGCCACGGTTCAACGCCGCCGCCAACTGGGCTGGACTCTGAGAAGCCGTATCTCAACCGAACGTGATCTCTTGATTTCTGCTGGTCAGGCATGGTTTCGCTCGGCGTGAGGGAGGCATGCCGACGTCTTGTGT